AATAATTACCACGTCCATGGTTTGGTTATATAAATATCCTGAGATTGATTGCACTTTAAACCCCGTCTCTTAGAATATTTATGTCATTGAGTTTGGAACAATTGTTAGAAAATTATCCCTTTATTAGCTTCATCAAGTACACACATACTGACTATGTGGGAGTTATTCAAAATCACGACGGCGACATTGTCAGCATGTATGCTTTTAATAAGTTGAAAACAGAAGAACACAAAATAAAATTCTTAGAACAAGCAGATATATGGTGGTGGGAATCTAATAGACTCATTCCCATTAATATCTTTTTGAAACATACATGGAGTGAATTTAGATATAGTTTGGTTACTCTTAATGTTAAAGATATTAAAGAGCAGCAAGGACATGTTGTAAGTTTGGCAAGTTTGGCAAATAAACGTACTAAACGTAGAGTAGTACAATTAGTTCGTAAGTTAGGATAACAAGTTCATATGAACTGCTACTAACTGTGCATAAGACACAGCATGGCTTTTCTTGAAAAAGTAACTGTCGTCTAAAGGTTTATCCCATATAGTTTTAGCAACTTCCTTCCACGGCAACCCAATAAGATGACGTTTCGCAGGACGAATTATACTGAGAAACATGGCCATACGAGGTATAGAAGTAATAGGTTCTGGCATACGTTTAATTAGATCATAATGATTTCCAATATGGATTATTTTTTCTACAATGGATCTATCGTTTAATAATTCCCAATTTGGTTCTTGCGCAATTAGATTATTTAAATGCTCTTCGTTTTTGATTAAACTATAGACATGCACGTTTAAAAGATCTAACTTGATATATCCCATTGCTTCTGCTGTTTCATAATCAATATTTGCAATATTAGTGAAAGGGTCAGATGGAATAGGATTCATATAGATCCCAGTATTATGTTTAGCCCATTCCCCATTGCGTTCGATTGCAGCAGCAGTATATTGAATATGTTTCAATATTTGATCTCTGTCAGCAAAGTCGATATCAATATCAGCACTAAATTTTCTCATCTGCATCTTTCTGCATTAGATCAAATATGTCAACAGCACGTTGATATTCATACTTCTCTTCACCAAGTCCTGGTGCCCATGATATCATACGAAATCTATAATGTACGCGGCGTAGCCAATACCAGCGTCCTTCTATACGTTTCGGTCTCCATAAAAATTCAGTTTGCCAACTGCCCCATTTCCTAGTAGGCGGTGGAACGTCGATACCGCCGTAATTCACAATCCTGCTTCCTTTAGAACATACTTTGCCATCTCTGCATCAGCAGGATAGTCTTTCAATTTCTTTTGCCATATATCAGCGTTTATATATGGCCAAATTAATTTAATCTGCTCTTCATTTAAACTTGCAAGAGCAACATTACCAGTATCACAACAAAACAAACACCAAGCAGACATGCGACCGTTTCTAATATCCGTAACGAGACGATTGGAGGATACGCTTTTGAAGTAATCACTATACTGACTCCCTGTAGTTTCAGCCCACTCCTGCATATGCTCAATTGCTCTAGCAAGTGCATCTTGGCAGGCTTCAGTTGTTAGCAACTGCAACAAATATATATCATATACTTTTTCTTTGCACCAATGATCCAGTTTAATATTATTCTTTATTACATAGTCAATGAACTGAGTTGCATTGATAGCACGAATGCTGTGACAATATCTACCAAACTTAACAAATGCTCCATAGAACTGACTACGACAAAAGTCATCATATGTTTTCAACTTAGCACTACCCTGTGTAAGTTCATAGAATCTAATCCATGCTTGATAAGCAAGACTAACGCCAACTTCAGTCTTCTGCTGAGCGCGACGCTTTGGCTCACACTGATGTGCAGCAAGTGTACTTTCTTTAATAAACCCTTTGCTGCAATATTGACAAACATGTTCTCCTGGCTTTGCGTTAGCCACTGCTTCTGCTATAAAATTTGCCATTTCTGATTTCATTTTAATTAAATTTTTTCACTGTTGAACGCCATTCTTTTGAACAGTTTAAACAGGTTGTTATTACACCCTCAGCAACAGATTCTTTACTCCAAGAGTCTTCTACTTTATTAAAGTATTCTACAGACTTTTCAAGACCATGAATAATTGCATTGTTTGTAATATCACCCACTACTTCATTGAAGTTAGTATACCAACCTTTATATTCTTTAGGAAAAAATCCTATAAAACAGCAGGGATATACTTCACCATTTGCAGCCAAATATAAAGACTGTTCTTTTTTAACAAAACAATCAATGTTTTTATCGTTAGCAAGCCACTTGCTTTCTAATTTTGGTATTAGCCCATCATCTTTAATCTTAGGAGGTTTACTTTCAAATACTTTTGGTCTAATCAATTGTGGAGATTGATCTGATGTTGAATTCTCCGAAGGCAGAATCCAATAACCCTCTGTTTCGTTTATAAATGTAAACCCTCTGTTTCTTCCATCATCTGTTACTAAAAATGCATTGAACCCAATTTCTTTACTTCTGCGTTTGGCTTCTTCAAATTGATGTTCATTGTGCTTGAACTTTATCATCCTCCAATATGCTCTGCCGCCCGCAGCAATAAATGCTTTTGCATTACCCATTGCTTTTTCATATGGAACATTTACTCTGTAGATATGATTAGTATCTTCAAGCCCATCAATACAAAAATCAACAATTAGATTATTTTTCTTAAACTTTATAGCAAATTCAGACCACCATTCTTCAGATCTTATTCCGCCGTTAGTAGAAATTTCTATCTTAATTCTTGGCCAACGATTGAAACAGTATTCAGTTATCTCAACTATGTCCTTGGCAATTATAGGATCACCAAAGTTGCCATTGAAATAAAATCTATTAGGATTCATATTAGAATTGTCAAAGATCTTAGCCCAATCTGCAATTGTCAATTCACATTTTGGAAAGTCTGTTCTTGTTTTGAATCCATAATCATTTCTAGCACATAGTGGACAAGCAGCCTGACATAATGTGCTTAATTCAGCATGTATCCAAGTTATGTCCTCTAATCGAATCATAGTGTTGTTTCAGTCCAACCGTAAGTTTTAACTTGCCCATTTTGTTCTTTAGCCAACTCATGTAGTACTCTTGCTTGTACTAATGCATCCTGCACAGTAGCATTACCATCTTTAAATATTGGTCCCCATTGTCTCCACCAATTTAACAATTCTTGAAATTCATAACTGATATTGATCCTAAGTTCCTGACCGCCATATGTTTCTGACATACTAGTTGTTAAAACACTTGGATCATTGGTATAAAAGTTCTTAACTGTCATTTGCTCACTGCCTCTTTAATCTTTTTGTCGTCCCACCCTAAATCTTTAAGGTATTCACTAAATTCTTTGTCGCTCATTAAGTCACTCAAATTCTCTGCTTCTTCTATTTTCATTGCAGGAAATAGATTAGCAATCATCTGTGCTCGTTTATTTTTAGCAGATTTATTTTTAAATGCAATAAATTCATGTCGTTGTATTCCCATCCCTGGACTGATACAACTAATCGCCAACCATTGTAACTTAGGATGTTTGTTTAAATCCCATAGATGTTTGTTAGCCTGTTGATTAGCACTAAGCAAATAATATTTGGCGATATCCCCATCTTGACTAATGCTACTTGCCCAGCGCAATGCTACATAAGAACTATATTCTTTCAACTGTTCTGTATCGAGATCTTCATAAAAATCTCGATGCTTCTTGTCAACTGAGTTCAAAAGATATGTTAAGTCTAATGCACGTTCTTTTTTAGCCATGTTTTATTTTACTATACAATCTTAGAAATGTCAATGCATTCGCTTGCACGACTGATATCTTTAACAAAGTAAGCACAGACAGGATTTGGTCCGCTACTAATAGGTACACACAGTAATTGACCATTTCTTAATTTTGGAAAGAACCATTTTACATCTTGATATACATCTGTAATTTCAATTGTAAAGAATTCTGCTCTAAAACTCTTGAGTGGATTAAATGTAAATGCTTCAAATCCTCTGTCATTTAGTTTAGTAAGAGGCAATGCTTCCAAATCACCAATTTCAGCCTCACCAATTAGTATTCGCCAATTGTATGGCATCTTAATAGTATGTGGTCCTATTTTTAAAACTAGTGCAGGATCATTGAATGATTCTAAAAATATCAACGGTAAAAAGAAGTAGTCGGGGTCTGCTGGGTTTGAATTATCAAGTACACAAAATCTTAAGTCAGTTACTTCATCAGGCAACTGTGTCATTTCAAATACTGTATTATCAACTGTTAGTATGCGCATTAAAATTCCTTGGTTTACTTATAACTTATTTTATCTATAGTGAATGGATAATTCGCTTCCTTATAGAATTGTTTTCTTTTAGTAAGGTGACGTTTGGCAAATTTACAATTACCAGTCACGTCCCAAATTTGAACATGGTCTTTATCTTGTGCTTTACGAATTCCACGACCGATAGACTGTATGACGCGAACAAAAGACTTACCAGGCTCAATGAGTACCAAATTAAAGATACGAGGAATATTGATCCCCACAGCAGCGACGCCGTAAGTAGCAATAATAGTTCTGTCCATTGTTTCAGCAATCTCATCATAGTGTCCTTTGCGGTCTGCGGTCTTCATATCACCTGAGATAAAGATACTATTGGGTATTCTAGCAGCAAGTTCTTCGCCTGCGCTAATACGATCAACTAGTATCAATGTATTACCTGTTTTGATAATCTCACTGGTAAGTTTAGCAATATAATCCATACGTTCAGGATTGGTAGTTAGATATTTTAACTCTTTTTGATAATCTGTAAACTCACTATGCTCTTCTGTTTGAATAATATTCACATGACAATTTGCAAGTACACCTTTGTCCTGTAGTTCACTTGCACTGAGTCTGTTAATAACATCACCTATTGCAATTTTAAGTGCAACAAATGCAAATTCTTCTTTGGGAATAGTACCAGTGAGACCCCATCTGATAGGAATATGAGCAAGGTAATCGGTAAGAATGTCTTTGAGAACCTCTGCTTTGGCCATATGAACTTCGTCTACAATAACAGCAACAACATGCTCAATGAAATCTGCTGCAAGTTCTTTATCACCTTTAAGGATATTGTTTAGGCTTTGCCAAGTGCAAATAGTATGAGTTTTACCCAGTTCTTTCTTGTCACCAAAGTAAACACCAACATCTAATCCCATGTTCTTATAGTCTTCTTCTGTTTGGGTAACAAGACTCTTATTAGGAACAATTACTAAGGTGCGACCATACTCTTGACATTGGT